TGGTTGACCGTCGCCACCAGTAAAATTACTGTCAAACGCATTGTTTAACACAGAAGCAGCTTTAATCTGCTTAGTGTTAGCCATAGATCTAGCCAAGGCTTTTGTATACCTTGAACCAAGTCTATCGTAAAGATTATCTTCTACAGCTTCTTCTGTAAGAGCAAAAGCTAAAGCAACAGTTTCATGGTTGTAACGTGAAGTATAACCTTCTGAAGCGTTATCAAATGATACTCCGCTTCCTTCAGCTTTAACTGAAGCGTTTCCAAAACCAACAATCATTACTTCTTCTTCAAACGCTCTATCTGAAGATTCTGTTTCGTAGATTTCTTCGTGTTCAGAATCGTACCTTGCATATTCCATGCCGAAAAGGGCATTAAGACCAGGCTCTAGTTCTTTTGCTAATTGGGATCTATTAATAGCCATTATTTATACCCCTACTGTTTGAGCATAGAAGTGCTCGTTAATTTTAACAATCAAGTTGACATTAGCTGAAGCTGAACCAGTACCTAAAGTGCTGTTTTCAGGATCAGTAGAAATTCCTACAATTCTCAACTGAGCAGATGTTGCAGCAGTAGTGCCGCTAATCTTCACGTCTGAGATACCTGTTATTGTTGAACCAGTTGAGTAAACAGAGTCAGCATTATTACCAACAACTGTTTGTACTACTGAACCAGTAGCAGCTGATTGAACTTCAAACAAAGCATTAGGATCGTCAACTACGAATGCCACCGCGTCAGATGTCACAGTTCCATCAGGCCAATACGATGAAAAAATCGTATCTCCGCTTGAATCTGTATATTGACATCCTCTAAAGACTCCTAGTACAGGATTATCCGTAGCGCCAGCAACTAAAATAGTTCCTGCGTTGGTCATCTTCACTAGGTCGCCTGAAAAAATGTTTCCAGATGCACCAGAGGCAATTTTATATTCAGTTGTTCCTTCGCTGTTATAACTCGAACCAACTTTTCCTACTGGTTTTAATCCGAAAGGTGCATTTTGATTAGACATATTATTACCTTTAAATTAAATATTTATTTAACGGTATAAGAATTAACTTCTTTTACCGCCACCAAAAGTTACGCTTGATGTTCTCTGAGGTTTTAACATCGGAGAACTTGGATCTGATTCCTTCATTAGATCATTATCAATAGCTTCTTGTTGCTGTTGAGCACGTTCTGAGAAATAGGCGTTTCTTTCGTCACGTGTTTCATTCGGAATCTTAGCCAAAAGCAAACCACCCACTGCGACAACACCAGCGTGCTTTCCATCATCAATCGAAGGAAGTTCAAAGTCTCCAATCTCATCGGCATGTACGAGCTCAAAGCCCTCACGTAACCTAGACATTACATTCTTTTTATCTTCTTGACCGACAATTTCGGCTCTTATCCACCTGTAGGTATAACCTTCAGGTGCAGGTGGTGTCTCCAACATAGATGGGGGACGCCAAGGTTTGCGAGCGTTCATAGTAGCTCGAGTATCAGCAGAACGAGGAGTTCTGTTATTTGTTTCTTTTTTATCAGCCATATTTATTACCTTTTAATATGCTTAGCGTATTCTTGAACTGGTACATTTAAACGTCTAGCCATTTCGACTTCGCTTTTGCTCAGTCTGACTTGACGTTTTTTACCAGAGCTCTCTGACCTTCCAGCTGGAGCAACAGTTTGCTGCATCTTCGCTTTAGGTTTTGCTTCTCCACCGTCGTTAAACTTATGTGGAAATTCGACTCTAATACGTTTGTCTATCTCATCATAGTACATTGAGTCGCTAGGATCAAACCCTTCTTCCTCAATTAATTTCTGATGAATGTTAAAAGCGGCCATAGTCATTATTTCGTCTTGACCAAACCACTCGTTTTTTTCTGCCCAACTCTCTGCTTCAGGGTCTGCTTGCGGAGTCGGAGCTTGAACTTGTTGTTGAAATGCTTGTTGATTTGGAACTTCTTGATATACAGGCTCTCTTTCAATTTGCATTCTGTTGTTAGCTAACTTACTTTCTTCAACAGTAATCTTGTCAAGAATTTCTTGGGCTTTTGTTACCTTGTCCCAGTCTTGTTCTTGATAAGCTCCTTTTAGAACGCTATTAGCTTGAGCTCTTTGAGATTTTAATCTATTTTCAGCTTCACCATAGTAGCTTTGATTAAGCTGAGATGTGCTAGTTTTTAGATGTTCATTCTCACTTTGTAAGCTCTTTGCATACTCGTAAGCAGATTGAGCGGCACGCTCTTGCTCACGCATTTTTTTAGTTAAAGTTGCAATACGTTTTTGAACACCTTTTGAGTAATTCTCTAGTTCGTCTTGCTCTTCAGCTTTTTTTGTTTCTTCCTCAGAAACATTTTCTACAGCGGCTTGCTCTTCTTGATCTTCCTCTGGAACATCAAGTTCTACAACCTCGCCTTCCTCAACCTCTTGTTCTGGAGCTTGATTATTTTCTTCTTCTAGCATGAGTCCTCCTCACGTTTACAGCGTGACGATATCATCGGGATCTTGAATGGTCGCGATAACTTCGTCGTCGTTAATAATACGGCATTCTGCATCATCGCCTAACTTAAAGCGAGCTCCAGCATACCGACCAATTAGCACCCATTGCTTCTCCTCACACCAAGGTGTGTCTCCAAATTTGTCTTTGTCTTTGTAACAGAGTGGACCCATCTTAATCACATACGCAACGACTGAGGCCAAAGCTTCTCTGTCAACTGATTCTTTTGTTAATACAATTCCACCTTTAGATACACCTCTGCCTCTGTATGGAAGAATCAACATTCTCCATCCAGTAGGACTAGGCATTCTTTCTATTAAGGTTTTATCAACCAGGGTAGGATCTAAAACACGTTCTTCTGCGCTGACAAAAGCTTTGTCAACTTCAGATTTATTTTCTTCTTCTGTTTTTTTTGTTTCTGCGGCTTTGTCGTTCTCTAATTCAGCTGCAATATGGTCAGGTACCAATACTTTGTTCTTCGTCATTTTCTTCTATCCTCTCTAGCAATTCCCTAAGTTCTTGTTCTACGTCGACGAGGGAATTGTAACGCCCGCGTAGATATTGATAGTCGTCGAAAGATTTAACACCATTGAGCAATTGGCTCTGGGTGTCCTCTTTCTTCTCCTTTAGCCTTTTTTTTAATTGGTCAGCTACCCAAATCGTTGACATTAATAAATGCCAGAAAACTTACCGCCGAACTCAGCAGCGCCCATACCTCTAGCTTTGCCTTTACCCATTCCTGGCTTTGGCGAAGCGTCCGCAGAGAAAGTGCCTTCATTGTTTTTAGAAGGGACAGTTCCTTTGTTGCTGTATGATAGTTTGTTCTTGTCTACTTTTATATTTTTAGCCATTTGTTTACCTAAATTGATCGAACTCTTTTAGACCGATATCAATCAATTTTAATTCTTTTTGTTGATCAAGTCTATCTTGAGTCGTTTCGTCCTTCATTCTAGCAATATCTCGCTGGGCGTCAATACGTTCTCGGTCTATTTGATCTTGTCGGGATTTTTCCTCTGCACGCATTTGCTCTTTAACGGCAAATTGTTCTTTGTCTTGTTGCAACTCTTGACCTTTAAGAGCTAGCTCTTGTTTTCTAATTGCAACCAACGGATCTTCTTGCGGAGGTGTTGCAACTTGTTGAGCAAACTGAGCCATTAGATCTGTCATTATTGGCGAGCTGAACTGAGCCAGTATTTCATTGGCTTGTTGATTGAGCGCCGCCGCGTCAACAGGTGTGGATTGTTGGGCTTGTTGCTGCAATTGTTGGTATTGCTGCATGGCCTCGGGCGGCATCTGCTGTTGCGCAATCATATCAGCCTTCATTTGTAAATGCTGCATGATATGCGAATGTATGTTTGCTTGAACCTGCGCGTTCATTTGAACAGGTTGCATGTTTAACAAGTTAACGTGAGATGCAATATGAGCATCATGGTTTTGCTGAATAAATGCTTGCGCTGTTCCACCCATTAATAAGGTGCTGTTTTCCATTCCAGACTCAATCGGTTTAGGTTGGGTGTCTGGGGGTGGAATTAATAACGCATCAATATTGTCAGTTCCTAACGCAGCATACATTCTGCGATAAGCTTCATACATGCCATTTGGACCATGAATCTGCGGATTCGATTGAACCAATTGCATCATTTCTTGAGCCATTATAATTCTTTGGCTAGTAGAAAATATATCTGGATTAGAGACAGGAAATACATCTACCCTATCATCAAAGTCAGCTTGCTTGATTTCCATCTGTCCGCCTGCTACAGCGTATGGATAAGACTCGGGCAAACTTTTAGCAAAAATATTTGCTAAT